GAACTTGCACCAATTCTTGAGAATCGTTTCGGCGCAAAAATATATAAAACATTTGGACGGAACTCGGCGACGATGCCAGACGGATCTCGCTGGATGGTACGCGCCGCAAACCCTTCGGTCGGTCACGGCATGTCTGTAGATCTCGCAATAGTTGATGAGCTGTTTGATGTCTCTGAACTGGCTATGGCTGGATTAACGCCAACGCAACGCGCACGCCGATCTCCTTTGCTGTTGATGGCGAGCACAGCTGGCACCGAGTCGAGCGCTGCCTTTATCAGATTCAGAGAAAACGCGCTGCGACTAATTGACAGGAAGCAACCTTCTAATTTCTACTTTGCAGAATGGTCTATTCCCCCAGCGCTAGATCCGATGCTTGAGTCGTCTTGGCTTTGGGCGAACCCTGCGATCGGACACACTCTTCGCATAGAGACTTTGCGCGCCGAGTCACAGGATCCAGACCGTGCGAATTTTTTAAGGAGCAGCTGCAACATGTGGATTGCTAGTACCCAATCGTGGATCCAAACGCATTTATGGCCTGACCTTGAGTACAACGGCCCGATCCCTGCTGGCGGCGTCATCTCCGTCGAGGCATCAATGGACGAATCTCGCTACTTCGCTACCAAGTCGGTCGCACTCGGCGACGGTCGTACTTGTGTCTCGGTTGCCTTCACTGCCGAAACTGCTAAAGAATTGTGGGCTCATGTCGGGGCATTGGCGGCGGCTGATCCTGCGATCAAGTTCATCTTCTCGCCGACCATTGATGCCCACTGTCCGCCTGTCTTTGAGCGTCGGCGCGTCGTAATGGGATACAAAGAGATTCTGCAATACACCCCTATTGTAAGAAACATGATTAGTGAGGGTCGTCTAGTTCACACTGGGGAAGCCATGCTTGCCGAGCATGTTTGCCGAGCGGTAATGGTCAGAACGCAGGGCTCCATAGCAGTGAGCTCGCAAAAGTCAGCTGGACCGATCGAGCTTTGTCGGACGATGATCTGGGGAGCGGCGGCAGCTGCACGCCCGGGCAACTCCCAGAAGCCAATGCTGGTCACTGTCAATCAGTAACATCTTCTTGGCACTCGTCCGCTTGCTTGCCTGTCGTCGGGATACCGCAACTGACTGGGCGAGTGCCACCACAATCCGAGCGCAATGTGTAATCTTGTGCTATGGGAATCTTTGATCGCAAAGTAAACAAGGCTGCTATCAGTCCCGCGCCTGCCAAAGCCGCTGCAGCTAGCGCAATGAACCCCGGGTATAGCTCAAGCAATGTTGGCGTAAATATGATCGGTCAGTATTACACCTACCAAGAAGGACAACTTCGCGCAGCGGCAATCTCAATCCCTGCAATCTCACGCGCACGCGATCTACTTGCATCGGTCATTGGTTGCCTGCCATTACAGATGTATAACGAAATGTGGAACGGCGAAGAAATGGAGCGCGTCTATATCGCCCCCCGATCTTGGCTGCGTCGCCCAGACCAAACCGTTCCCTACAACTTTTTAATGTCATGGACTTTTGACGACTTGTACTTTTACGGTCGCGCTTTTTGGTACATCACTTCGCGCACCGCTGACGGATACCCAGCAACCTTTACTCGACTTCCTGCAGGCTCCGTTACGACAACCGACATGGCTGGCCCAGTGTGGTTTGCACCTTCTAAAGAAGTTTATTTTCAAGGCGGACAAATAGACCCTGCGAACCTTGTGCAATTTTTGTCGCCAACTCAAGGCATGGTCTATTCATCACAAGCCGCTATTGAAACAGCGATCAAGATTCAAGACGCAAGGGCAAGAAACGCGAGCAGCTCCATTCCTGCCGGGGTGCTTCGTCAGACTGGCGGCGAGCCTTTAAGCGCGCAAGAATTGGCTGATCTAGCTGCAGCCTTTAACACTGCTCGAGCAACTAATCAGACTGCGGCTCTTAACGAATTCCTCACATACGAACCCACAACAATGAGTCCAGACAAGATGCTTCTTATCGAGTCTGCTAACTACAGCGCGTTGGAAACTGGCGGTCGTATTGGCAATGTTCCGCCATACCTGATCGGCGTATCTACAGGATCGTATTCATATCAGTCATCGCAACAAGCTCGCATGGACTTGCTATTTTTTGGAGTAAAGCTGTACGCAGATGCAATCGCCGAAACATTGTCAATGAATAATGTTTTGCCTAACGGAACTTTTGTTGCCTTTGACTACGAATCGTATTTAGAAGAAAACTACTTAGCAGACAAAATGGAAAGTCCAGTACAAGAAGACACTCAAGAGGAGATTGCAAACTAATGATCAGACTTACAGCTCAAAGCGTCAGCATTGACGCAGCCGCCAGCGACGGCACACCAACCAGAACTATCACAGGAATCGCAGTCCCCTACGGCGTCGCAGCGACCGTCTCCGACGGCACAGAAGTCATCTTTGAGCGCGGCAGCCTGCCAGTAGACGGCAAAGCCCCACGCCTATTCCTCAATCATTCAAGCGAGAGCGCCATTGGCATTGTCACGGCCAGATACGACGACGAAGAAGGCATGATGTTTACCGCCAAGATCAGCAAGACCGCACAAGGCGACGACGCTTTGCAGCTTGCCCTTGACGGCGTCCTGGACTCGGTCTCGGTCGGAGTAAACCCAACTAAAACTCGAGCAAACAAAGACGGATCAATCACAGTCCTAGCAGCCGACTGGATTGAGTTGTCTATGGTGCCAGTTCCTGCATTCGCTGGAGCGATCATCACAGACATCGCAGCGAGTATCCACCACGAAGACGAAGAAATAAGTAACATAGAAACAGAACCTACACAGGAGAACGAAACCATGTCCGAGCCAACAGTCCCAGCAGTCGAAGCAACCATTCCAACTGCACCAATTCCAGCACAAGCAAAGCGTGAATTTAAGTTGCCAAGCGCAGGCGATTTTATGGCCGCCTACCACATTGGCGGAGACACATTTTCCAACATGAACAAAGCCGTAGCGGAATACAGCGCATCACAGCGCACCGCACTCCAAGCAGCTGCAGGCGATGTGCTCACCACTGACACGCCCGGCTTGCTCCCAATTCCGGTGCTCTTGCCGCTTGTGCAGGATCTAAATTTCGTCAGACCTACGGTAGAAGCACTCGGCGCTCGCGCGTATCCAGACGGCGGACAATCAAAAACTTTTATTCGTCCAACAATTACTACGCACACAAGCGTCGCAACACAGTCAAGCGAATTGTCTGCCGCATCAGCGACAACAATGGTCATCGCGTCAAACTCGGTCAGCAAGACCACGCTTGCAGGACAAGTCACCCTCTCAATTCAGGACATTGACTTTACTTCTGGCCCAGCGATGCAATTAATCCTCAACGACTTAATGGGCGAATACATGATCGCATCGGACAACTTGGCTGCAGACAACTTGCTTGCAGCAGCAAACTCGAGCGGCGTTTGGGACGGAACTCCAGAAGACTTGCTCAAGAGTGTTTACGACGCAGCGAATGATGTTTCGGCAAACCGTAACTGGATGCCGACACACATGTTTGTCTCGGTTGATGTTTGGGCTCAACTCGGTCAGCTTGTAGATTCAAGCAAGCGTCCGCTCTTCCCATTCATCGGCGCAGGACTTACAGGTCAAAACGCACTTGGAGCATCAAGCGCAGGATCATGGAACGGAACCCCAATGGGTCTCCAACTTGTAGTGGACAGCAACTTCGCTGCAAAGACCATGATCATCACCCGAGTCGGTCAAGGTCAAGGCGACGCCTTTGAGTTCTACGAGTCCATTCGCGGCTTGATGAGCGTTGAAGTTCCAGCAACTTTGGGTCGCACAATGTCCTTCCACGGATATGTATCAACCTTTGCTGCAATCGGTGGAATGATCCGCAAGATCACACAGGCTTAGTCGAGAGCGGGGCTACCGCTCATGGCTGTTTACAGCATTACGCATAAATACCTCATAGACAACTACGCCGTAGTTCAACTTCTCACCGATGCAGAAATTGAACTCGGCGCAAGTGTCGTCCTTGCCGGGGTAGATGCAACCTTCAACGGAACCTACACAGTCCGCGCATTACCGCAATACCTCTATGTCGGCATTGATAGCGAAGGCGATCTTCTTTACGATGTCAATTACCCAATCGCTAATCAGGTGCTCGTCGCAAAGACCGCCGATGATGTCGCGCGCACTGCCGCTTCTGGCACTCTCACAATCACTCAAGTTTGCACTTGGGTCACAGCAGCAAATCTCGAGGACTGGATCGGTATAGGCACAGCAACCGCCGCCGACGCCGCGTTCCTAACAGTGTGCGCCGCAGCTGCTTCACAATTCTGCTGGAGACGCCGAATGGAAGCAGGCTATGTGGACTCTCTTACGACTGTCCCTTCGCAAGATGTCTTCCTAGGGACGCAGATGTACGGTGGCGCGCTGTATCGCCAACGCGGATCAGTAGACCAATTTGCGTCATTCCAAAACATGGGCGTAACTCCAGTTATGGGTCTAAACGGAATGATCCGCCAGTTGCTCGGGATTGATCGCCCACAGGTTGCCTGATGCCTGTACCTAACTACACGGATCTATTCAACGAAGGCTACGACGATCTAGTTGCAAAGCTTGCAACGGTGAGCGGTCTACAAGTAAATAACGATCCGCGCAACATCTCCCCACCTTCCGTTTTTGTCAATATCGACTCCATAGACGGCTACAACTACAATGTTGCAAAACTCAACTTCACCTTGCAGATCATCACGCTAGGCCCGGGCAACTTAGACGCCCAAAAAAGCCTGCTCAATATCCTTGCCCAGATCTACGCGCTAAACATTGGCGTAGTCTCTGGACGCCCAACAAACCTAGATATCGGTGGCTCAACGCTCCCTGCTTATGAGCTGTCGGTCTCGACTGTCGTGCAGACTGCCTAATCCACACTCTCGGTCTCATTATGTGTCAAACTAAAACCAACACTTCCAAGGAGTAATCATCATGGCTGCAACATCCACAATTCTCAGTAATCCAAAAGTGCTCGTCGGAGCCACAAACCTCACGGGCTGGTGCACCTCTGCCACTGTCACTCGTACTGTGACCGCTCTAAATGACACGGTTTTCGGCAACACGGCAAACACTTTCACCGCTGGGCTTGAAGACAATGAGTGCACCTTGACTCTGTTTCTTAGCTATGCCGCTTCAGCGACTTACGCAACACTTGCACCGCTTGTCGGCACCAAATTAAATATCGTCGTAAATCCTTCGGACGCAGCAGACTCCAGCACGAATCCTGGCTTCACTCTGACAGGCACCTATCTCGAGTCGTTGCCAGTCATCTCCGCCTCGCTCGGCGAGTTGCAATCGATCGACATTACCTTCATGGGTGGCGTCTACTCGGCTGACATCACAGCATAATTAACGGCCTTCCTTGGCCCGACGAAAGGAAACAAAATGAAAATCAAACTCACGCTCACACGCGGAGACAAAAAAGAGCTACTCATTACAAACCTCTTTGCGATCGCTGAATGGGAACGCTTAGAGAATCGTCGTGTCTCCGACGGACGCGGCATCGGTGCATCCGATATGGCTTGCTGGGCGTACATCATGCTCGGGATTAAAGGCGAGACTCTTCCTGCTACTTGGCGCGAATGGTTGAAACAGAATCCAGATGTTGAGATCGGCGTAGAGGACTCAACAGACCCAAACCCTACGGACGCGGCTACAGGCGACAA